ACATCAGGCGCAAGGAGCTCTACGTGGACGAGATGTTCTACGGCCCGGGCATGCACAACTACGACATCATCGCGGCGCTCAACGCCCACGGCTTCCCGAAGCGCGGCCCGAGGCTGTATGCCGACTGCGCCGAGCCGAAGTCCAACGACGAGATCAAGCTCGCGGGCTTCAACGTCTTCCCAAGCTACAAGGGCAAGGAGATCGAGGCGCAGATCTCATGGATGCAGGGCTGGGTGATCCGCGTGACCAAGCGCAGCACCAACGTCATCCACGAGCTGCGCAACTACATATGGGACACTGACGCCGACGGCAACCAGCTGAACCGCCCGATCAAGGACTTCGACCACGCGATGGACGCGATGCGCTACGCGGCCTTCGGTCAGCTGGCTGACTTCCGACCGGCGAAGCACACTAAATCAAACATGAAGAAGGCATGGTAAAGAGAACACAGATGAAGACCGTGGCGGACTATCTCCGCTGGGAGCGTTACCTCGAAGCGGACCAGGTGAAGCACCTGCGCGAGAAGGTCGGCGTCCCTTCCGTCGTGGATACGGGTGTATTTACGCACTCAGAGGCGCCACAATCGCTCGACGGCATCACGCTGGAGGAGTTGTGCCGCCTGCAGGACATCGCGGCTCTACGGGGCTGCATTTTCGCTGCGGGCGAGGTGCTCCTGGGCATGACGCCTCAGGAGGTCCTGAAGGCTCCGCTGCTCCCGATGCTGGGGCTCCGCAACATGGTGGAGCGGGAGCTCGCAAGGATCGCGGCGCTCTTCGAGGGACTGACGCGCGAATTCACTGCGGCGGAGATCATGGCGGGCGCCGAGAAGCTGAACTTCGGCATGTTCGGCCTCGCCGACTGGTACGCACGCCGCATGGGGCTCGGCAGTCACGACGACGCCTTCGCGACACCTTGGATCCGGATCTACCAATGCCGCAAGAATGACCTGGAGGAGGCGGAGTACCGCGAGAGGCTCCAGGAGATCCGCACGAGAGAAATGAATCAACAGCATAGCAGATGAACACAGAACAGGAGATCAAGCGCATAGCGCTGGAGGTGACGCCCTGGTACGCCTACGGCACCTTCTACAAGCTGAACACCATCACGGACCGGATGCGCGCCAGGCAGCAGATGCCGGCGTGTCTGCACCTTCAGACGTCATCGGGCTCGGTGTCCTTCGCGGACGGGGCCTACCTGACGCGAGAGAAGGGCACGAGCCGCGTGCAGGTGGGCTTCGCCGACGCGGTGAGGCTGGACCAGGACCCCGAGCTGACCATTCCGGTCGTGGAGCGCCTCATCGGCATGTGCTCCGAGCTCGTGAACCGCATGAACGCCTCGGGACTCTGGGAGCCGATTGACGGCTACGACTACGAGGTGCTCTACAACACCCAGGACGGCAACCTCGTCCTCGCCCTCGCATCCTTCGACGCGAGAGAGCGGGACGGCAAGTGCGTTGACTTATGATAGACGAGGAGATCCGCGACATTCTGCGCGACGAGCTGGAGAAGCTGCGCGAGCGCATCGACGCCAACATGACCACGGCGGGACAGCATGCGACGGGCAAGACCAGGCAGTCCATGCAGGTGAACGTGCAGGGGCTCGCCGGAGTCCTGACGGGCCGCTACGCCTTCGCGTCGCTTGAGACAGGCTCGCGCCCATGGAGCCGGCGCCCCAAGTACGTGCCGCGCTTCTTCGCCGACCTCATCGGAGAGTGGATCGAGGCGAAGAGCCTGGACCTTAACAAGTGGGCGGTGGCCCGCACGATCATCGACCAGGGCTCGACGCTCTACCGCACAGGGGGCCGCTCGGACATCTACTCGCCGGAGCTCCAGAAGACGATGGACAACATCGGCGACAGGGTGACGGAGCGCTACGCGGTCCTCGTGACTAACAGACTATTCATCAACACAACACGCATAGAAGCATGACGACAATAGCATTCACAGGCGGCACCGTGCGGCTGCCGAATACCTTCGCGGTGTATATGTACTCGCCCTTCCCGGTCATCGTGGAGTCGGCGGGCCTCGCGTCTGTAGGCCTGAACGTGACCTGCGCGACTTCTGGGCGAATCCATACGGAGACGCGCTCGCTGCATGACGGGCGCGCCGAGTTCGACCTCGCGCGCATCGCGCAGCTCCTCGCTCCGGACGTGGACGACGTCTTCAGGATGAACCCCAGCCAGGACGGCGAGGCCTGCCCGTATGTGGCGCTGGAGTTCGACCTTGAGACGCCGGACGGAGACGTGCTGGCGACTGTGCCGCTCGCGGGCCTCTACGGAGCGATGGACCAGGGCGAGACGCGCTTCGGTGCTCAGCGCCGCCGCGTCTTCGTGAACTACCCGCAGACGCTTCAGATCTGGAAGAACTCAGACTCCGAGATGCTCATCCACGGCGACTACATCAACGGCGACTTCTATCCGGCGCTGTCGCTCCTTCCGGGAACCATTATGACAGAAATGGACATGCTGCTGCACCTTGGTGAGGGTCGTGGCAGGGAGCTCTTGACAGCGCTCAGATCCGGGAAGACTGCGAACGTCGAGGTGTCCTGTGCATTTGGCGGCCTCGACACTCTGGAGGAGCAGGACTTCTACAGCATGGTGTTGGTGCCGGACCTCACACCGCGCGGCGAGGGTACCTTCCTGCGCTGGCTGCACCGCGACGGCACCTTCGGCTACTGGTGCTTCAGGAATGGAGCCATCAAGACCGACGCAGGCGAGCGCAGCGCCTTCCGGAGGCATGTGGACGGCAACCCGACCGAGGCAGTGGGCGGCGCTTACCGCAATGGGGCGAAGCGTGACTTCAAGGAGTCGCGCCAGCTATCGCTCGGCACCCGCTGCGAGACACTTGAGGAGCACGAGTACCTGTGCGGCCTCGTGACCTCGCCCGTAGTGGAGAGGCTCGTGGGGGACAGGTGGCAGCGCGTCAACGTGGTACCGGGCAGCTACGCCCGCAGCGTGCGCTACGCCACCCCGAGCGTGCAGGCCTTCGAGCTTATCATCGACCTTCCAGAACGTAACACCGTGACGCTATGAGGCAGGAACTATGGATAGACGGCCAGCGCGTTGACCTGAGCGCCGACACGGCCATCACCCTGGAGTGGGTGGGTGGACTCTTCGAGGACATCGGCAGCATCCAGCTGTCGCGGTCCTACACGATCAAGCTGCCGAAGACAGCGAGGAACCTCAGGATCCTGGATGACCCCGGCAACCCTGCGCACGCATCGAGCAAGACGCGGCGCTACCTCGACGCGCAGTACCTGCGCAACGGCATCGACCTGCTCGGACCCGCGCAGGCCTACGTCGCTGACGTGACCGCAGACGGCATCGAGGTCGGTCTGCTGTGGCGCTCGGCGAGCGGACTGCTGGAGTGGAAGGAAGCAGACAAGAAGCTGAGCGACCTCGCGACACTGCCGACACTTCAGTGGATAGGGAGCAACGGCAAGACGCCTGACTACGCCACCCAGATACCGGAGGCCGGTGCGTTCTTCGCGCACTACGACTCAGGACTCGGATCGTACACATACCCCGACGTCAATGGCGCCTCCCATCCGGCGGTCACCTTCAAGGCCCTGTTCGGCGCGATCGCGCAGGAAGCGGGCCTGATGTTTGACACGGCGGGCGCGGCGGATCTTGAGGGCACGGTGCTGCTTTGCGACGGGCACCGCCCTAACAGAAGGATGGACCAAGACTCAGGCTCGACAGTCATGGGGGCAGTCAGGCTGCGTGCATCCTCCGGAGCAGCGGTGCAATACTTCGACACCGTGCAGGGCTGGGACCCCACACTCACCGGCGCCGCGAATGCCACGGTATTCCTTGCGGAGAGCCAGCTGACAGGGAAGAAGGCGAAGAAGATGTACGCCGACATCTCCCTGCTCCATCGCCTGCAGGATGGTGACGCGACCTACGAGTCGCTGGCTGATAACGCCATCCAGGTGATAGGCATCACAGAGCTGACCGAGAGGATCCTGATGGAGATTCCGTTCGTGACGCTGTCGGCATCGGAAGAGCTGGCCGAGGCGTCGCTGGATATAGACTCGGACGACCTGTACGGCATCACGCTGCGGCTGAAGCGCCCGTCAGCCGATCCGGCGCTGTCGGATGACCTCCTGCACCTGTACGCCTACAGGTCACACAGCGTGCGCGTGGCGTATGCTCACGACACGATCAACCTGGAGCAGTACAACAGCTACCCGGTGGCGGTCAATCTCCCGAGCATGACGCAGGTGGACTTCATCAAGGGCGCCTGCGCGCTTCTGGGACTCGTACCTGTTGTCCGAGGGTCAGCGCTGCAGTTCAGGGCCTACGCCGATATTCTTGACGCCAGCGGGGCGGACGACTGGACCGACCGCGTCGACAGCATCCTGACAGTGGGCACCGCTTATGACGGGCTGGCGCGGCGCAACTACATCCGCTACGCCGAGAATGCGGACGTGTACGAGTCACCGGACGGCGTCATCGTGACGGAGGATGCCACTCTGTCAGAGTCGGCGGGCCTGTACGACCTGCCGTTCGCCGCGAGCGTCGCTTCTCAGGCCATCCACTACTCGGTGGGCTATGAGGAGAAGGATGGAGTGCTGAGCCTCGAGCTCAAGGACGTGAGCATCAATCCGCGCGTATTCGATGTCCAGCCCGACAAGGACTCGGGCGAGCTGCACCTGGTCTTTCCGGAAAGACTGCGCGGCAAAGGTCTCGTCGATACGTATTACAGCAGGTACCAGAGCACCGTCCGCAAGCCGGTGGTCATTGAGGCGCTCGTGAGGCTGAACGAGCTTGACCTCGTGGCGCTGGACTTCACGAAGCCTGTGTACTTGGCGCAGACGGGGCAGTATTACGCTGTGAAAACAGTGCAGGCGGACGACTCCGACCTGTGCAAGGTGGAACTCATTCAGATAGCATAGACAATGGCAGACAAGACAACGAAGATTCTGGAGGTCGTGGTGGACAACAACGCCGCCGTGACCTCAATAGCAGAGCTGAACAGGCTCATCGACGAGCAGAAGGCCCGCCAGCAGGACCTCTCGAAGCAGTACAAGGAGGGCAAGATCTCCCAGGCAGACTACTACAAGGCCATGGCTCAGAGCAAGGAGGCCGTGAAGACAATGAGCCGCGAGGTTCAGGAGCTTTCCAAGGAGATCCAGAACAACATCAAGATGGACACCGAGCAGAAGGGCTCACTCCGCGCCCTCCGCGCGGAGCTCAGCAACCTGACCAAGGAATACGACAGTCTTTCAGAGGCTGAGCGCAACAGCGCCCAGGGAATGGAGCTGCAGAACAAGATCCAGGCGCTCATGGGCGAGATCAAGGGCAGCGAAGAGCAGACGGGGCGCTTCTTCCGCAACGTCGGAAACTACGCCAATGGCGTGATGGAGGCCTTCGCCCGTGCGGGCGTATCGATCGGCGGGCTTCAAGGACCTCTCAAGGGCGCGACCATGGGCCTGCAGGCGATGTCTTCGACGCCGGTCATCGCGATCCTTGGCGCTTTGATCACCATCATCCAGAAGGTCATCCAGAACCTCAAGAGCTCCGAGGCATCGATGAACGCGGTGACGACTGCGCTGGCGCCTCTGAACGCCGCCGGCCGTCTGTTCCAGGTGACCATGCAGAAGCTCGGCGAGGGCCTCGCGAAGATCGTGACCAAGATGACGGAGTGGGCGGACAAGCTGGGGCTCATCAAGGAAGCCATGAAGGTCGAGCAGCAGCTCGTGAAGGACGAGCTGGCGCTGCGTCAGCGTGAGCGCGAGATCATCCGCCAGAACGCTGATGACCAGCTGGCTATCTCGCAGCTCAAGGCGAAGGCCGCTGAGAAGGACAAGTACTCATCGAAGGAGCGCATCGGCTTCCTTGAGGAGGCCATGGAGAAGGAACGCGCCATCGCCGACCGTGAGCGCGAGACCGCAGCGGAGCGCTACCGCATCCTCGTGGAGCAGAGCAAGCTGGCGGAGAACAGCGCCGAGGAGAACGACGCGCTCGCCAATGCGTACGCGGAAATGCAACGCGCCGAGCAGGCATACTTCGACAAGTCGCGAGAGCTGACCGCGCAGATGATCGAGGCCAAGAACGCGATGCGCGCTGAAGAGAAGGCCGCGCATGACGCGAGGATGAAGGAGGCCGAGGCCGAGCTGGTCGCACAGGCCAAGGCGTCCGGACTGACAGACGAGCAGATAGAGCAGAAGCTCTCGGTGCGCCAGCGTGAGATAGAGGCGCGCCTCAAGCTCGTGGAGGAAGGCTCACAGGCGGAATACGAGCTTGAGAAGGGCGCGCTGGAGGCTCAGTACGACATCGACATGCAGAAGCTCGCCCAGGAGGAAGGCACGCAGGAGCTGATGCGCCTGAGGCGCGAGCAGTTCCAGGCGGACATGCTGGCGCTGGAGGAGGACTGGACCGCCCAGATGAACGACCTCGCCAACGAGCTGCTCGAGGAGCAGGTGGCCGCCATAGAAGAGACCCTTGCAGCCGAGAAGGCGCAGGCCGAGGAGGAGAAGAGGCTGGTGGCTGAGAGGCTGGCAGCGCAGGAGACAGCGGCAAACGCTATCAGCGGCCTCCTTGGTGCTCTCGGCGACGCCTTCGCGAAGGCCGGCGAGGAAAACAAGGAGATGGCGAAGATGGCGAAGATCGTGGCGCTCGCCCAGATCGCAATCGAGACGGGAGTGGCTACAGCGAAGGGTATCACGCAGGCCATGTCTGTCCCATTCCCCGGCAACCTTGCAGCCATAGCTACGACCATCGCGACCATCCTCGCGGGCATCACCTCGGCAGTGTCTACAGTCAAGAGCGCCAAGTTTGCGTCAGGAGGTCTGGTGAGCGGTCCAGGCACCGCAACCAGCGACAGCGTGCCGGCAATGCTGAGCAATGGTGAGAGCGTCATGAACGCACGCAGCACTGCGATGTTCGGCCCGCTGCTTTCGACGCTCAACCAGGCAGGAGGCGGCGTGGCCTTCAACCCTGCAGCCGGAGGACGCGAGGGCTTCGACTTCCTGGCAGCAGCCGTGGAGTCTGGCATGAAGCATGCTAATATCTCCGTAGCGGTCGACGAGGTGTCACGCGTGAACACCCGGGTGACGAAAATCAAGGAAAGAAGCAAGATCTGATGACAAGACACGAGTTCATAGCACAACACGAGGACGTCCTCCGCCTCTGCGCGATGGCGGGGGTCACCGTCCAGGACTGGAAGAACGCGGAGATCTATCGCTACGTGATGAAGCTCCGCGGCGACGGCAACAAGATGGACTACTGCGTCCGGCAGGCCGTCATCCGGTATGTGGTCTCGGAGGCCACCGTCTGGCGGATCCTCCGGGCGATGGAAGAGCCCGTAACTATCACATTATGATAGTAAAAAAAGATAACAAAGTGGCGCCATACGCGCCACTTTTTGTTATACTTGCAACCGAGAAAAACCGCACGACATGATACTGAAAATCTACGACGCAATAATGAACGACGAAGAGCGCCAGATGGTCGAGTTCTGGGGTGGCGGCGGTGTATCCTTCAAGAGCATCGACGAGTTCGTGGCGAGCATCCCGGAGGATGACGGCGTCATCGACATCCGTCTGAACTGCGACGGCGGCGACTGCCTCGAAGGCTGGAGCATCATCGACAAGCTCCAGGCGACCGGGAAGAAGATCACGGCGACGATAGAGGGCCACGCCGCATCCATGGCGAGCCTCATCCTTCTCGCGGCTTCGGAGCGCAAGGCGTACAAGCACGCGCAGCTGCTCATCCACAAGCCATACTTCCCTGCGTACACCCTGGCCGACGCCTACAGGCAGGAAGACCTCGAGAAGCTCGCCGAACAGCTCGCGGACGAGACCGCGAGGGCTCTGGACTTCATGGTGGAGCGCACAGGAGCGGACCGCGCGACCCTTGAGGTGCTGATGGACGAGGACAAGTTCATCGGAATGGAACAGGCGAAGGAGCTCGGCTTCGTGCACGAGATCCTGGAACCAGCAAGCGCGGCGGCGCGCGGCTGGAGACGCCCGCAGATGACACATAGATCTGAACAAGATATGAGCAAGAACAACACACTCGCCTCTGCCTTCCAGGCTATCGCAGAGGCGCTCGGCCTCAAGATGAAGATGGAGGCTG